ACTTTTAAGGATATGAAGCGTAGGACTGCTCATCTTCCTTTCCCCGCGTCCCCCGGACTGGACCTCTTGTCGCCTATGGGTATGGCAACCGCGAAGTCTCGTTACCTGTCATGGTCGAAGCCAAGCCAGGAACTTTCGCATCTGCCGTCAGGCACAAGAGCCCTTTGAAAGCGCCAGTCATGGTCGCACTAGACGCCGGCATCCTGGGTGCTGTCCCACCGCATCCAGATCTAGGCGACCAAACGAGCACGCGGGCGGGGGCGGTTTATCGTGCAGCGAGAAAACCACCGTCGGCCGTAAAGGATGTCCGCGAGAGATTTAGAAAATTCGTCATGAGATGGCTCTTTAAGCATCTTAGGCCCTTGACGGATGAGCCGACCTTTGACTCCTGGCTGGGGGAGTGTCCCTATACCTTAACACGTAAGGCCCAATTGAGGAAAGAATGGGAAGCGTGTGAGGCTTCAGGGGGCATTTGGTCAAAACGGGCCTACACAGCATGTAAATGCTTCGCAAAAGCTGAGAACTACGCGGAGTATAAATATCAGCGGGGAATCAATTCAAGGCATGACAGCTACAAGTGCTATTCGGGCCCGTTCTTTAAGGCCATTGAAAAAGTGCTGTTTGCCTTGCCCTATTTCATCAAGAAAGTTCCAGTCAGGGATCGTCCACAATATATCCTTGACAACGTCGCAGCGCCTGGCTCACGATACATGGCGACAGACTATACGGCCTTCGAGTCACTTTTCACAAAATCTTTGATGGAGGATTGTGAGATGCTATTGTATTGGTATATGACTAAGGAGCTGGCGTCAGGGCGGAAATGGTTTCGTACTATTCATACTGTACAAACCGGGACTAACATGTTGAAGTACAAGCATTTTTGGATGAAAGTGGAGGCGACGCGCATGTCAGGAGAGATGTGCACGTCTCTTGGTAATAGCTTCACCAATTTGATGGCTGCTCTCTTTATCTTGGAGCTTACGGGTACTCCTGATGCTAAGGGTGTCGTCGAAGGAGACGATGGCCTTTTCCGTGTCAGGGGACGAATGCCCACCAAGGAAGATTTTGCCACGCTTGGGCTCAATATCAAGATCGAGGAACATAATAATGTTGAAGAAGCTAGTTTCTGCGGTTTGATATTTGATGAATTAGATAGGGCAAACGTCACTGATCCTAGGGACGTACTCGCTAATTTTGGCTGGACCACAGCCAAATATTTACATGCTAGCGCAAAAACACGCAAAATGCTGCTGAGGGCCAAGAGTCTTTCACTGCTTTATCAATATCCGGGTTGCCCGATTGTGCAAGCAGCTGCTCTTTATGGCCTTAGACATACTGAGGACGTCGATAATAAGGCAGCGATTCGGCGTGCAATGCGCAATGCCAACCAATATGAGATAGGTATGTACCTGGAGATGTTGAAAGCTAAGTTCTATTCAGTAGACATTGGAATGGGTACTCGCCTGTTGGTTGAGCGTCGTTACAATATTACGGTTGCTGAGCAATTGGCGATCGAGGCCTCCTTTGTGACCGCTCCATTGGGTTGGCATAAGTGCCAGTTGAACTATCACTGGTCCTGGATGGATTATTGGAACAAATATGTCGACCGGTCTGAAGTTCAATTTGGCAAGATCATTAAGTTCGTGGACAGGAGTGGACCCTTGCATGAAGATTGGAAGGTTCCCCCTAATGTTGTCGTCGGTCTTGACGACACTTGGGAAGTTCCTCCGGATGAACCTGTTGAGGAGGAGTCCTTCGAACGTCGTGCGCATCGATTGTTGCGCCAAGCTGCTCTCGCGGCATGACGCTTCCCCCGGGCGTAAGTACGGGGGGGGGCAGGGGCTGTGTATGGTCATTTTAGATGGCTTGAAGCAGTACGGG